CTTATATCCTCTTTTACCTTTTGAGGCATTTTTTGAATGAACCCCAGGTTTTTTTTTCTTTTGTTTATGCCTGTATTTATTTTCAATATTCTTTGCCATTACTTTTTAATTTTTTCAAATGATCTGCCGCCAAAATAAGCGCCGATAATAGTAATTAAAACAAGTTGCAAAAGTGATTTCCACTCATCATCAACCTCAAATTTAATTGAACCGCTATCAATAAAAATCATTAATAAAGTAAGGCATATGGTTAGTAATAAAGTAAGTGGCCTCACATTTTTAGACAACCAACTTGAATGAGCTTGTGAATCCATCCCCCACCTTTCAGTGACATTCTTTTGCATGTCGGCCTCAGCATCAATCCAAATCTGGTCCATCTCTTTTTTAAATTGTGCTTTTTCATCTTTTGTTTGTACAAACTTATCAACTATGTTTCCGATTTTTCCAGCAATACCAGCACCGGCACCACCAAATAATTTTGCTAATATTTTACTCATAATTTTAACTTAAAGGGTATATTGTGAAAACAGATATAATGGCCAAAACCAATACCATCATTAATACCTCAATTATTTTGTTCATCATTATAAAATTTAAAATGTATAACAAAGAATATTAAATATAAATTAAACTCACTAAAATCATTATCGAAATCAGCCGGATAATAGCTAAATCCCAATAATGGTCCAGTTGATAATTTTTCTAATATTGCACATTCCCAGTTTTGCATTTATCTTTTATAAATTTTATCCTCAATTTTATCTAATCTTTTTGTTTCAACATCAATTTTATTTTCTAAAAATTGGATTTTTTGTTCTAATAATTCCTGTGATTGTTGAGGTGGTAATTTTTTAGCTACCTCGATTTCCTGTTTATTTAATTCGATTTGTTTTGTAAGCGTTGAATAAGTCATTGTCAAACTTATTATACCACCAACAACCATTATAATTGTTTTTAAATCCAAGTTCAAATCTGGCTTACCATCGCCATCAATATCAACATTAACTTTTTTGTTTTCAATACTCATTCTAATTTATTTAACTATTTGTAATATCAATATATTTTGTTTTTCCCTTATCTCTAACCGCTTTTAATATTCTATTTCTATTTACTGAATCACTTACATAACTAATATGCACCCAATCTGGGTTTGTACTATCGCCAAACTCCCAAATCATTTGGTCAAAATTTAGATTTTCTTTTATATAATGAAACATCTCAGCATTTGTTTTATGCCCATAAATGTCATCAATATCCATTGCCTTACCCTCACAGTGCTGACTTTTAGATGATCCCCCAATGGCTTTATTAAGCGTTTCTGAGCGATAAAAAGAGTTTATCTTTATTGGACCACCCACCCATTTTCTTAGTGGCTCAAATATATTCTCAGCAATTGATTTCATATTGGTTAAAATATTACCATCTGGAGTATTTGCCAAACCTAATCGCATAGCTGTTATGCTTTTGGTCGCCTCTTTTTCTGAAATATGTTGACTTATCATAATTTATATTTTAATTACTTGTTGCCCTCCTAATAGGTGTATTTAATTTATTTATAATTTCCTGTATTTCATTTTCAGTCGCTTGAATTTTAAATGATAAATCCGCAACGTATTGCATCCTAGTTTTACCATTTTTATCGATTATAGCAATAACAGGAACCGCACTAATGCTATTTTTAATATCAGCTGATTGGTCACTAAGCCAACCATATTTAATTTTAGCATTTTTAACAAAACTTAGATCATAAGTATTTTTAGCATTCCATTTCGCATTTATTTGGAAAACTGTAATCTCTTGACCTTTAGCACAAACCGCAACCAATACAAATATCACACATAATATTATTTTTTTCATTTACTAATTATTTCAAACAATTTATCATCTATTTTTTTAAGAGCATCACTATTTTCCTCGACTTTTTTTCCAGTGTTCATGATAGTTTCTCGAATTAATTTATCTTTTAAATCATATTCAGTCCTAGAAATCTCTGGCTCTGGCAATTCTTTTGCCTCTTGAATATCAGCTTGTAAAGCAAACCACATTCCAATTAATGATGATAAACCAACTCCAATGGCAATCAATGTTTTAATACTAATTTCAAATTTGCTATCCTCATTTAATTCCTTACTCATTTTAATAAAATTTATGTATTAGGTATAATATAATAACTACACTTATGCAAATCGGACATGGATGTATTAATGCTAAATTCATTTTTTATTTTTATTATTTTTAATTTTTATTATTGTATAAACTATCGTGACAACTAATAAAATTATTCTTAATGAAACCTCAATATTGGTCATTGATATGCCTAGCGCTAAAGTATTTAAAGAATATAATTTCATGTCTTGTATTTCCATTTTTTTAACTTATTTGTTCAACCTTATTTGATAACTCAAGTATGGCCCTAAAATATGTGTGATCTGTTAAATCATCTTGTAAATATGTAACGCCATTATTGGTAACCGCATAACAATTAAAATTATCCGCACTCAAATCAAATGCACTTTGGTTTTTAGTTATTAATAAATCCATTATTTGTGTCATTATATCATTGGCATCTAAATCACCCCCAACATCACCCAAAAATCTAGTTACAACCTCGATTCTAGTTATACATTCAACATTGTATTTAGATTGATTGTCATCTATTTGGCTAGTAGATAAACCATAAACCCTAACAAAAGGATAAGTGGTATCTGATGGCACCCTGTTATAAAACAATACATTATTACCATCTAAAGTTACTGATCCAGAACAAGCGTTGAAAATCTTTTTTCTAATAAATTTAATTGGATCTTTCATTATTTAGTTAATTTTTTTAAATCTTTTTCAATGTCTTTAAGTAATTTATTTAATCCTATTCTAACCGCTGGGAAAAAGAATGGTTGTGGATTTATATTTACTTTACGCTTTCCATCGCCTTTATATAATCTTTTTATTTCACTAGGTGGTATTCCTAATTTTGCCGCATCTTTAACATCTACTCTGGTCCCAGTTCCAAACTCTTGATAAGGAGCATATTTTGCCTTAGCAAATATTACAGCACTTTTCCCTTTCACCTCACTACCAATTGACTGCATCAAATTACCAGTATCTTTTGGAGCTTTTTCAATAGCTTTGTTTTGAATAAATACAGCCGCATGAGCGATGTTTTTTGATAATTCAGTTGTAGATTCTTTTTTTAATAATTGGATTTTTTTACTTAATCTAGCTAAATCTCTTTTATCAATTTTTATATTTATTGCACTCATGATCCAACTTTTACGCCGATTATTGTAGTATAATTTTTATAATCAGATTCATAAATATCACTAATTCTATAATCTTTGCTTTCGCCCTCAACTTGAAAAAACCAATTGCTGTTAATATTATCATCTATAAAATCAATAGTATTTGTTCGGCATATTAATTCAACATCAGTTTTTGTTTGTCTTTGCCCATTCACTGATGACCTAGGACCTTTTAATTGTTTATAGTTGGCCCAGATAGATATATAACTAGTGCTACCGGCTTGAAAACCACCAAATCCATCAGATGTCTTAGTTAATTGTTTTATTACAATTCTAGTATTTAATTTTCCAGGATTCATTATAGAAACATTGCTTTATATGAATTTAAAACATCCCTAACATCAGTCGGAGCTTCATTTATACTTGCACCAGAAATCCAATCAACTCTATTTTCATAATAGGTTGTAGCTAATTGTAAAATGGCTTGTTGCAATAATGAATCATCTAATCCAGCGGTTATATAAACGACAGTCACTTTTTGAGCATATCCATTATCCAACTCAATTGTTTCTTTGTCTAAACCTATATTTGTGTGAGTTAAAGCCACACCATCGGCATGAATACTAGATATTGTGGCAACAGGACCAAAGGGTATATCAAAAATTCCATTAGTTTCATCTAAGTAATAAGATCTATTCTTAGCAACAATATCTCTTGAAATATAATTCTCACACCAGATTCGAGCTTGTGTTATTTGTCTAGCAATAATTGCATCATCAGCGGTTGTATCTATTT